TATACACGATGCAGAGGTCAGCGTACTCTGAAGGCGTCAACGCCCAGAATTCAGCGCTGCTTATGCGGAGGTAGATTCGAGCGGTGGCCCATCGCTCTCGCCACCACTGAACTCGGCTAAAGGGGCTTGCTTCTCGGTCGCCTCCTGGTGGCCGTTCAGGTCCATCAGCACCGGCTGGAGTTGCTCGATAAACTTGGCAAACATGCCCATGTAGGCTTCGCGGTCGTCGCCCATGCTAGCGTCTATGCACTCGTCAAGAGTCACGCCAGCGAGCTTGTGGGCAGTAAGAACGTAGAGCCACGCCGCGAGCTGGAAGGCCACCGGCTTCCGGAGCAACATCGGCTCCTGGAAATACAGGATGTTCAGGCCGAGGTCGTTTTCTGCCTTCATGACGGCCTTGTGGGTCAGGCGCGTGCGCAAGGTTTTCCCGCGAAACGGGAGGTCAATTGATTCTGGATAGGGAAGCATGATGATGAAGGAAACGGGGCGGCGAACCGCCCCGGCTTGGGTTACGGGGTGAGGGTGATCGGCGTGGTCAGCTTAATGACAACGTCGGCGGCCAGGAATCCGTCGCGATCGAAGGTTTCGGTGAACTGCTTCACGTAACCGCTGAACGCTCGGGAAGCAGCGCCGGTGTCGGTGCTGACGATGGTCATGGCTACGCCGGTGACCGCATTCGCCTCGTAGGCCGTCCGCATTGCCGCGTGTACGGTGTCAGAAGGCGAATAGGCGATCTGAAATGACAGCTCCTGAGCCGAGCGACGGCCAGGGATAAACACCTGATCTTCGTCGTCAATTCCGGTGACTTCAATGTCGTTCTTTTCGCCTCCAGAAAACGAAAGTCCCTGGATTCCGCGAACAAGTGTTAAAACAGTCGATACAGTGTACTTTAGTTCACTACCGGCTGTGGAAGAGGCATCATAAGCCATAGACCGCTCCTTCTGCCTCTCGGCAGTGATTTTTGGTGTTTCGGAAACGTCTGGTTGACGCCACCAGGAAGCTATCTTTCAATGGCTCCCTAAATTGTTTAGACCGTGTATGGCCTCGCTATCACTTCATAGGATTGCGACACGCCGTAAACACCGGCCTCGATATAAGCATCGGAGGCAATATCTTCCTGATTCGTCTTCTGAATTCTCTGGACGGTCCATTCGCCGTCAGTCGTCGGCGTGCGCCCGGTCCAGTCAACTAGCGAATCCTCCACCGCCGAAGCCGTAGCCACCGCGGCAGACTGAGAAATCCGCGAAAAACACGCCAGCTCGATCTGCATCAGAATCAAATGGCTGCGCTGGTCGATCCCCCGCGCCATGTCACGCTCGCCGGCAGACCGAAAGACGATAAACGGAAACGTCGGCTGCTCTGGCGGACGCGTCCAGTAGACGCGGGCCGCGACTTCGGCGACGATGAGCGGACAGTCTTCGCGCAGGAATGCGCCGATGGATTCCTGTATCGTCATCGTCCTTGCCCCTGGCCTTCCATGACGATCAGCTCATATTCGCGATTCCGCTCGTCCATGTTCCGAATCGCGGCAATGCCGAAATACCGAACGCCGTGCCTGATCCGCATATTCGGCAGAAGGCCATCGAACCAGCGCGTTCGCACCCGATGGGTAGCCTGATACCCTATCCCGCCAGCCTGGATTAGCTCAGAGGCCCGTAGCGGCTCGATAGAGGCGCTTACGGTGACGAACGGTGTAGTTTCATCCCAATCCGGTTGCACGTCCCCGGAGCGCCCGATGCTTTCGACGACAGATTGGAAGTCGACAACGTGCCGGAGTTGCCCGGCTCGCATTAAAACATTCTCCAGTTCCGCAGAAGGTCACCGGCGCCAGCCGACAGCAACGCCGATTGAACCGCCGCAGAGTTGCCCAAGACGACTTCTTCGCGGTGCTCGTAATAGTGAGCCGCGAGCAACCGGATCGCGTGCTTGATCGCCGCCGGCACAAGCGCCACGGAGGTCCACCCGGCCACGAACACGATCTCGATTGGATTGGTGTTGCGGAGCGTGGTCGTTGGCCACAGCTTTTGATATTCCAGCACGATCCGGCCCGGCTCGCTGGCGATGTCCACGCCGTAGTTGCTGGCCGCGTACACGGCCGAATTGCCGTTAGTGTCGTAGTAGGTGATCGAGGTCACCGATTGCAGTTGTCCGAGCGGTAGCTCGATCTCGTAGTCTCCGGGGAAGCGGTCGAGATACCCTTTCCAGGTTTGCGTCAACATCGCACGCTCGCAGATCGTCGCTACGTGCTCGGTTGCGGTGCTAACAAACGGAGCGAAGTCGGTTGCCCCGATGCCGACAGCGTTGCATTGCGCCTCAATTTCAGCCGCAGAAACAAGCGTAAGCGTCGACGCGGTCATGAGTGTTTTTTTGGTGAGGCGCATATAGGTAGAAAGGGGCCCAAGGGCGGCCCCTGGTTGGTGGTTAGTCCAGGATGGAGGAAGGAGGCGTCGCCTGTTTATAGCGATCGTTGAGCAGAATCACCGCCGCCGTGACGTTGGCTGCGTTAGAAGCACCGGTCTTGATGCAAATGCAATCAAAGCCGTTTGCGATGTCCAGGTCTGCAGGGTCGATCTGGAAGCAAACCTGCTTGTTTTTGACGCCAGCATCGGTCGTCAGCGCAACGCCAGCGGTCCGGCGGACGAGAGTGTCCGTGGCCGCAGTGTCAAGGTTTGACCAAATCGGCACGGTATTCGTGATGACTTTCGACCCAGTGCCGGCCACGGCCGTCGCCTGCTCGATTGTGATCGCAACGGTTGCGGCGTTGCCTTGAGCGATGTTTACGATGATCGTAGCAAAGCTGGCAAATTTCAGCGCAACATAGGCGCTGGTGCGCCCAGCAGCATCAGTGGCTGGCTGTAGCAATTGAACCAGCTTGTATTCTTCAACAAAGGTGTTACAGCTCATATTGTCTCCATGATGGGGCGACCCTCGCCGCCCCGATTGTTTTGGTTATCGCGCAGCCAGGAACACAAACGGGCTCTGGGTGTTGCTGCCCTTAAACGGGGTCAGCACGCTGTTGTGCATCGGCTGGCCGTCGACGCGCATGGTGAATTTGAACACCTGCTCGTCGTACAGGAACCGAACGTGCATGGAGGCCGCTGAATTGACACCGCCCTTCGTGGCCAGCGCGTATTGCGACAGGTCCAAAAGGCCGATATCACCGACCGTGCCAAGCGTGCTCGCCTGCTCGATCACGTTGATCGGCTTGCCAAGAAGCGTGCCGTAGGGCGACGCCGAGAAACCGCCCGGAGGAGTGAAGATCGGCTGGTTAGCGATCGACATCAAAGGGAGTTGGCTGAACACGTCTTGATTGATGAACCATTCCGCGTTTGCAGCCGAAGACGCCAGGATACGGCCAAGCATTTTAGCGACATTGCTAGCGTTAACGGTCGTAGCAGTCTGACCGGATTCCGCAGCCTGCGACACGAAGCCCGTGCCAGCACCCATGGTCAGGATGCCAAGCGGCTGGCCAGCGCCAAGGCCCGACAGGATGGACTCGTCCATCAGGAACGCCAGTTCCGAGGGAACCGCCTCATTGATGAACGCTTGCAACTGAAGCGAGTCGGCCAACTGCTCTTCGGTAGCGTAAACCAACGCCATCAACTTTTTGAGCGTCAGTTCGATCTTGCGGAACTTGGGCTGGCTGGAAGCAACGGTGGAGGCTTCCGACGCCCAATATCCGCGAATGCCGCCGTAGCGCGAACCGGTTGCCCGGCTCGTCTCGTCGACGCCGTTGATCTTGGTGCCGTTCGCGCCGGCAGAGATCGGGATTTGCCGACACTTGCTGGCAAGTTGGCCCGTCTCGTAAACACGGGTGAGCAACTCGGCAGACTGGTCAGTTCCAACCAGGAATCCGCCCTCAGAGCTGACGGACTCGTTCACGCCGCTGGCAACGCCCAGCTTCTGCAAGCGCGGGTCGATCTCGCCCCCAAGCATCGCGGCCTTACCGGCCAGGATGACGGCAGCGAAGAAGTCGCCGGACGACTTGAACGGGCGATCTTCGGCGAGGTTGTGGGCCGTGGCTCCGGCAGACTTCGCCGATAGCAAGGCATTAGATTTTGCATGAGCTTCCAACGTTTCCTTGGCCGTGAGTCGGTTCTCGGCGTCGGTCACCTCATCGCGTTTTGCCGTGACAGCCGCGAGAGCTTCGATTGGATTCTCGGCGGTTTCGGCCCCGGTCAAAAGCGCCGAAAGTTCGACGCGCTTGGCGGCCAGCAGCTCCTGGAGTTGCTTTTTATTCATATTATGCTCCTTTCTGCTTGCGCAGTCGTTTTTCCGCTTGCGCGGCTAAAGTCCAGCCTCGAAACGATGCTTAGCCAAGGCCAGCAGGAATCGAGCCCGGTCCACTAAGCTGGCCGCGCCAGCGTCAGCAGGTCGTTCTAGCAGGTCGGATAGGTCCAGCCTGTCGCTCAGAAATTGCGCGTTGTGATCCGCCCCACGGGCAACAACGCTGATATGCAACGGACGCCACATCGACGCCATCACGTGCGGAATGTCGTCTTCCATCGGCGGCATTTTGACGCGCTCAATAACCTCGGCGGCCATCGAGACGTTGGACAATATGCGGCTGTCGATGTCGTCGACGATGCCCTTAAACTCAGGCCGCGCAGACATCCGCACCATGGCCCGCGCACCGTCCGCAAGCCACGCGGTTTCGATCACGCCGATTTGATGGCTGACGTCTTCCATGTGGTCGACAACAAACGGCGCACGCCCGGTGTTTAGCCTGGACATATCCACCGCCGCAGGGTCAAGCGAGAACGACAGGTAGTACGGCTTTTCGCGCTTGTCGTATCGCATAACTGGCGTGCCAGCGTAAAACAGCACCTCACGCCCGCCGCCTTCGTGTGCCGCTAGGATCTCGCCGTGTATGACTGTTTTGCTCATTGGATCACCTCCTTTTGCACCATCTGACCGGCCATCTCCAGCGGAACCATCGCGCCTTGGATGTAGAGCTTGTCGCCGCCCGGAAGCGGGTTGTCGTTCTCGCGGATTCTCGCCTCGTTAGGCGTCATGTTGCCCGAGGTGATTCGCTTCGAGTAGTATTCGGCCCGCGAAATAGCGTCACCGCGCATAATTGAATCAAGTTCGAACTTCACGAACGTCGAAGCGCCTTCCCGCGGGCCGAGCAACTGCATGTTAATCCGCTTCTCGATCCGTTCGCACCACGGAGCCATCGTGTACTGGCCGAACCCAATGCCCTGGAATTCGATGTTGTTATTAGTCGCGTGGTCTAGGCTCTGGATCATGTGGAGCGGCACGCGGTGGATACGCGCAATCTCTTCAATCTGATACCGGCGCAGCTCCAGAAACTGCATATCGCGATGGTTAACCGGCACGGTCTTCAGCTCCATCCCGCCGTCCATTACGGCCAGCTTCCCGGCGTTGCCGACGCCGCCGAACTTCTTCATGAAGTAGCCCAGCAGCTTGGTTTTCGTCTCGTCGTTCACGATACCGGGCGAGCTGATATAGGCGACCGGCGTGGCATTGTTCGCAAAAAACCGGCTGCCGTATGCTTCCGCGTCCATCGACAGGCCGATGCTCTGGCGGTGCAACTCCACCGGCGAAAGCCCGACGATCTGGTCCACGCCATCGTAGCCAAGGCCTGGGATGTGGAACATCTCATCAGCCAGCAGCGCCTTCTGGCCGCCGCTGCGGTCGAAATATGTGTAGACGATCAAGCCGGTGTTGTCGTCGCGTTTAACGACCACGCGCTGCGGAGGAATCGGGTATAGAGCGCGCACGTTGTCCCGCGAATCGGTTTCGATTCGGGCATAGAAGTTGCCAAAGGTCGTCAGGTTCTTCCCGCACAACTCCCAGAACTCAAACGCCGTCATGTAATCGTTCGGCGTCGCGCCGAGCACGTAAGCCAGCGAGTGATTGCGATCCGGCAGCCGCGAGTCGCCATCGCGCCGGTATACAGTCAGTTCAAGCGATGCTAGGGTTTCTGCAATGACGCGAACGCACGCCGAATAAGCGCCAAGGCGCAGGGAAGAGTCAGGCCCAACATACGGACGAGTAGACAGAGCCGGGGTCGAGCGATACCAGAAGTCGTCGTCTGGAGCTGGGTTCTCGCCCCCCAGTTTCGTGAGTAATCGTCCAAAAAGGTTCATGGTAGCTCGAAAAAAGTAACAGTAGATGGGACTGATTTGGCCGCTATGTTCAACGCAATCAACGCCCCAACTACGCCGTCGATCTTGTTTTCTTCCCGTTCTTTGCGCGGGTAGATGTTATCTTTCGCGTCGCGGTGGCAGACTACGTTCGAGATCATCCACTCCAGCGCTGGTGAGCCGTCATGCGATAGCCTGCCGCTCAATATAAGCGCTTCTAATTCTTTCATCGGCTCGGAGAAGTTCATGACTGTTGGCCGAACTTCAACCATCCGCAAGCCTAGATTCTGGAGCCGCTGCGCGACGTCCCAGCCGAAGCCGGGGTCGAATCCAACCTGCGCGTGATACTGAGTCGCCATCTGCTCGATATGCTCGACAATGGCGTCGTTGTCGATCACGTTTCCCGGCGTCTCGGTTATCAGGCCGCGCTCTGACCAGCCCTTGTACTGCGAGTTGGCCGAGCTTTCAATCGTGTCTTCCGGCAGGAAATACTTCCCGGTGAG